TCCGTGACCCAGAAGTCACGTTTTGAATTGAAGCACTCAAAGAAGTACCCTGAGTTGCGGCGCGGGTTGCTGAACGCACACCAGAACCGGTGCGGCGTGTTTTCCGTGAAGAAGCCCTGCGCCACGTCCCAGATCGAGTCCGGTATGCCTGACGCCTCGTCAAACACCAGGAACACCCCGTCTGTGTTGTGCAGACCCGCGTAGGCGTCCGGGTTCTCTTCCGACCAGAGGCGCCCCTCGATCGACCAGAACCGAGTCCCTTTCTTCAGATCCCGCTCGACCAGCTCCGCGATCCACTTAGCCGGGCTAACCCTTGTTGCGCTAATCTCAAACCAATGACTGTTGATCAGTAGCGCCAGCCACTTGGTGATCTCGGCCCAGGTGATCGACCGCAGCTGCGCTTCACTATTAGCGGACACGATTGTTGTGCTGCCGATGCGTGTGGACAGCATCCACAGCACCAGCCAACTGACAAGCGCCGACTTGCCGATGCCGCGACCGGAGGCGACCGCCATCCTGAACACGCTGTAGTCGACCTTGCCGCCGTTCTCACGGATGTGGTTTGCGATGCGCCGCAGGATGCGCCGCTGCCAGGCGCGCGGGCCTTTGTGCTTGGTGAGCGGTGTGTGCTCTTGCCCCCACGGGAACGCCAGCATCACAAACGCCTCTGGGTCGTCTTTGATCTTGGCAGACCAAAGACGGCTCATCAGTAGCTGTTCGTCATCCGCGCTGTACTTGGGCTGTTGCATGGGCTGGCAGCACCTCGTTCATTTGCACATCAATGACGCGGCGCTCCGCTGCCTCAAGCGCCCCTAATATACTGATCTGTTGCGCGACGTCGACCTGCACCTGCTGTTTGGCGACCCAGTCGTGCTTGTGCTTCAGGATCTCAAGCGCCGCCTTGTGGTCACCTGACAGCGCCGCCGCCATCAACACTTTCGACAGTTCAGCCTCAGCGTCGGCGCGCCCCTTCTGTTCAGCCATCTCAACTAGCGGGTCCATCTCGCGCAACCGCCGAAACTCGACCGGCAACAGCCCGGCGGCGAGCGCCAGGTTGTCACCGTTCAGACCAAGTTTGGCTGCGTCATAGACGGACTGGAGGCGCGCCTCCGTGGCCTTCAGTTGCCGTGCGGCGATTGGCAGGGTCTTGAACGTCATGGGGTGCAATGTAGCGGATTGGAGTTAGCGGTGCAACAGACTGCGGTTTGCAGTTTGCAGCTAGTTGTGTAGCGGTTTGCAGTTTGCAGAAAAAATAAAAATGTTTGCGACCCTTCCGATTTTGACCTGCCGGCGCGTCGGCCCTACCCCGGGGGCTCGCCGGCGCTGGCCTCGCGCTGGCGCGGCCGAGCTGCCAAGCTATCGGCGCCTGGCCGACCATAGGCAATCGCTATCGCACCTGGGCGCGCCAGCGTGGGGCACTTGGGGTAGTTGGGGCAATGCCCCACAAGTTGACGGCGCACGGCCGGATAATGGTCAGACCATTATCGTTTGGGGTATCGTGGGGTATGCCCCAAGCGCTCGATAGTGTGCTGCGCGCCGTTTGCGGTCAACGGTCGGCTTGGGGCAGTCTGGGGCATCTGGGGCAGTCTGGGGTGGGGGTAAAAAATCGCTGCCGTGCGAGCGCGGCGTACGGCGCGCCCCCCCGCGTCAGCGTATAGGCTTATTTTTAGGGTCCAATTGAAAAATTCAAAAACACTACCCCACCGTACCCCACCAGAGGGAAAATTAGGGGTTAACCCTAAGCCCTTTTCGCTACCCCACGGGGGCGCCCCACGCCGACACAACAAATTGTTTGACAGACTGCTACAAAACCTGTAGCGTACAGGCTTGCAACACTTCATCAACCGATTCAGCACTACCCCAAGGAGCCAAACCATGACGACCGAAACCACTCATGTTCGTATCCTGATCGACGCCGACGCGCGCATCGCGTTCGTGAGCGTGCGCGAGTTCGACGATTCATACCCTGATCACCCGTTCACCGACGCCGACTGCGTCTACACCGACGCCGAGTATAACGGCGCCGATTGGCTCGCCGAGGCGCGCGCCATCGCTGCCGACTACGCTGAACAATGGGGCGTGCGGACCATCATCGAAGAGCACGCCTAATCAACCCTCACCGCGCCTACGGGCGCGCCCACTGGAGCACTGACATGTATCACCCGCGCATCATCAAGCACTACAACTATCTCATCATCGAGTGTCGAGTCCGCGCTGTCGACGCATGCGCCGACGTCGCACAGTACGAGGGGTTGAACGTCCACGCGTTCGCCTCGTTCTTGCGATCGATTGACGCCATCCACGCGCATCGGCTGAGCGTACTCTGACATACCCTCACCGCGCGCCTACGGGCGCGCCACAACCCTAGATTAAGGTCCGATACCATGTCATACACTGTCCATCTCAGCCCCAAGTCTGCTAACACGAAGACCGGTCCGATTCCCGTATCAACGACGACGCGCGCAACCTGCCCGCTAAACTGCGCAATGCGCGAGGGATGCTACGCGTCGTCTGGCCCGCTCGCCCTTCATTGGAATGCCGTGTCCAATGGCACGCGTGGCACCGATTGGTCGACGTTCGTCGGCGCCATCGCAGCGCTGCCCGACGGTCAATTGTGGCGCCACAATCAAGCAGGCGACCTGCCCGGCGACGGCCACACTGTCGACCCGGTGGCGTTGGGCCAATTGGTCGCCGCCAATACCGGCCGTCGCGGATTCACCTACACGCACTATCGCGACGCCCAATCGCTCGATTGGGTTCGGCACGCCAATCAGTGGGGGTTCACCGTCAACCTAAGCGCAAACGACCTGCGCGACGCTGATACGCTTGCCGATACCGGCGCCGGTCCGGTCGTCGTCGTGCTGCCGTCAGACGCGACCGACAACACGCGCACGCCCGCTGGCCGTCGCGTCGTCGTGTGTCCGGCCACCCAGCGCGACGACGTGTCCTGTGCGACCTGCCAATTGTGCGCGCGTCAACGCGAGACAATCGTAGGCTTCCCCGCTCACGGCACGCGTAAGCGCACGATCGATATCAAACTCGCTGCCTGACATCAACCCGGGCGCCTACGGGCGCCCACTATTGGAGACTGACACAATGAAAACCATGCTCGCCCGCTATCCCGGCTATTGCGCGCAAACCGGCGCGCGCATTCTGCCGGGCGACACGATCGATTACCACGGCCGTGGCCGGTCGATCCTGCGTGCCCGCGCCAGCGTCAATTCCGACACTGGCGCAGCTCGGCCGGATCTCGACGCGCCCGAGATCCGACCGACTGACGTCAGCGTGTTCGGCGTGTCCGATCGATATGTCATCGGCGGGCGCGACTACTACCGCAACAAGCGCGGCCGGTGCGAAGACGCGCCGTGCTGCGGATGCTGCACTATCTGATACACTCAATCAATCAAACGGAGATTAAGACCATGCAAACCTACACCCTATCCGCTATCGGCGTGACCGAGACGGTCACCGGCGACCTGACGCGCGCGGTTATTCGCGCCAAGCGCTTGGACAACGAGTATCAGCGCATCGGTGGCGTGACGATCGAAGACTCAACCGGGTCCATCGTCGCGATTGTCGACAATGATGTCGTCGAATATTGGGACGAGGTCTGACCATGCTGCGTCATCTGATCGAGAAAATCACCGGCGAACCGCTCGAGCCCGACACGCGCCCCTTGCGCCTGATCGCGACCGCGTGCGCGGCCGGCGCCGTGGTCTATGTCGTGCTCGCGCTGGTGCTGTCACTCTGACCGTAGGACTCGACCGTCAGACCGTCGGGTCTGACGGGCGCGCCTTGCGCCAGCACAACCTAAGGGTACTCTGCCATGATCACAACAGCATTCGCGCACGGCGTCGCGCGCGTCGCGCTCACCCGCAACCGTGACCATCTCGACGTCGAACTCTACGGGCCCGACCGCGCCGTCCGGTCGGCCAGCGTCACCGTCTTCGGTGACTCGCTCGCTCGCACCGCACCCGCGCTCACGGTCGACGGCGTCGACCCGGCCGAGCTGCTGGCCGCAGCCCGCGACGCGCTCGCCCTGCTGGACGAGGCGCTCACTGGTGACCCGGTCAACGTGCCGCACGCGGCCTATCAGGCGCGCGACGCGCTCGCGCGCGGGCTCACTGTTCCCACCACTAACGAAGGGGCTTGATCGTGATCACCGCCGCGCTGATCGCGCTGCTTGCCGCGCTGCTCGCGATCATGCTACGCTTGTGACGGGTTCCTCTCCTTCGGTTGGCCCGCCTCTCGGCGGGCTTTTTTTTCAGCCTACAACCCTCAAAGGACCGCCCGCCCGCCCGCGCTCGCACAGGCGCCTGATCTCGGACCGATTGCCAGCGAAATGCTCCCAGATCTCCGGCGCGCACATGACATGGGTCTTCGTTGCGTGCTCGGGCGTCTTGACCCGCCCGCAGTCCAGCCAGCCGGACTCGGATAACGCGTGAAAAAGCGCGTACACGCTGACGCGCGACCCGTTCGGCATCAAACCCGCCAGGCGGTCGCAAAGCGCCTGCCATGGCGCCTGCACGGCGCCGGCCGCGAACTCACCGTGCCGACCCTTGATCAACTCAACAAGCGCTGACTCGACCGGCGACAGGCCCGCCTGCAACATGATCGCCTTCGCCTCGGTCATGGTCGGCGCTGCGCCAGGCAGGAACCCGCTCACGTCTCGGGCACGCAGCCAAGCGGCGACCGCGTCACGTCCGCCCTTGTCGTACCACTGCCAGAGCCGCTCGGCCTCTGCCGGGTCCATCTTGCCGGCGTCAGACCAGAGCACAAACCAGCGCCGATCGTCTGACGTCAGTGTGATCGCCATGCGTTCGTTCGAAAACGCGACAACGCTCAACCGATTCTGCGCGTCAAACGGGTGCAAACCCTTGCGGTTCACGCTCAACAGTTCCGGGGGCGCCGCCAGCAGGGGCTTGAGCCGGTTCTCGAGCGCGCGCCGGTCCGACACTTCGGTCTGGCGCAGCTCATTGATGACCAGCACTTCGGACATCAGGCTGTAGCCCCACTGCGAGTTAAGCTCTTCGTTCTTGACCGTCGCGATGTTCTCTTTTGAGCCGCCGCCGACCGCGTAGAGAAACGGCTCCCACATGGTGTCTTTCCCACTGCCGGGAAACCCGCCGTGCAGGATGCCGTGATTGATCTTGATGTTCGAGCGCTGGACCTTGAACGCCATCCAATTGAGCACATGCTCGCGCTCGGCCTGATCAGGCACCATCCGCTCGACGTGCCGCAGCCACGGCGTCGCGTCGCCCGCAGCGCCCGCCGGCCGCGCGTCGCGCCACAAGTTCGCGTAGGCGTCGCCCGCCCGCGCGACTAGCACGCCCTCGCCCGGCGCATAAGTCACGCCTTGCAGGACGCGAGCGCCCATGTCCTGCCGGTTCTCGTCGAACGATCGCGACGCCTCAATCCGGCGCCGGCTCTTGCTGCCAGGCGCCGCGTGGATTGAAAGGCAAAGCACATGCCGGAAGACCGCGTCGAAGTTCGACCGGCTGTATTGCTTGCGCGCGACCAAATCGAAATAGCCGTCATCAGCGTGCAAATAAGCGAAGCGCTCAAACCAGCCCTCTTTTTCGACCCGCCCGGCCTCGCGCCGCTCGACCTCGGCGATCGTCTGCGCGGCCTGATCGGGGAACGCCTCGGTTGGCGTCAGCGCGGCCCGCACCGCGCGCATCCGCTCGGCGACCAGTTCTTCGCGCAATCCGTAGCCCTGCGCCGGGCCGCCCTGCTCTTCGACCCAACGCAGGAACCGCTCGCTGTTCCAGTCGGCACAATGGCCGTGCAGGCACTTGTAGGCCCGGCTGGCGGGGAAGTAGCGGCCCTCAATGTCGTCGTTTGAATGCTGCTCGGCATTCGGGCAGACCACGCCCGCCCAGCCGGCCGCGTTCGGCCGCTCCAGCAGCAACCCCTCGGCCGACAGCCACTGCATGACCTCGTCCGACTCGCCGTCGTCGACCAGCACCGGGTCGATGAGCGCGGTCGGGTCGGGCATTGGCACGCCAAGCGCCGCCATGATCTGCTCAAGCGTGAACTCGCGAGCCGGGTGCCACTCGACCAAGCGCGACTCGAACCCTTGGCGCTCAGGCTTCAGGTTCACACTGCCCGGCAGCCGGAAATTTCTCACGCAGTTGGTGGCGCCCTCGTCAGTGTAGCCCGCCGCCGCGATCGCCGCCACCGCTGCGGTGAACAGTTGCTTGGTCGGCGCGTCCTCGGCGCGGAACACATAACACCACTGTTGGTTACCCGGACTGGTTTCCATCTTCCAGGTCGGCTCGATCGGAGGCGTCTTGCTCTTGGTGCCAATGTCATCCAGCATCAGCAGCAGCACAAAGTCGATGTTTTCGCGGGTGACCCGCACGCCCGCCGCGAGCCGCTCAAGCCTGAAGCTGCCGGTGTTCCCGTACCATGCGCCGTCAGGTGAGCGCAGGTAGCGCTCGGGCAGGTGCGCCACATAGGTCGGCTTGCCGTTCGGCTTGATCCGCTGTTTGATAAAGAGCGCTGTCTCGCCCTCCGGGGCGAGCGCGATCAGCCAGTTGATGAATTTCTCGTTCATGCCATCCTCACAGTGTGCATACGCGGCACGCCGCGCCTTTTTTGAACTGGCGCAGCTTGCGCCCTTTGGCAAACTCGCCCGCCAACGACTGAAGGTCAGCAGGCCATGTGTCGCGGCCCGGACTGCGGAACGTCGCGCCGATTTCCGCTTCCATCGCCACGCCCTCGGCGTAGAGCGCCGGATGCTGCTGGTGCAGGTCGCGCCACTCGCCCAGCCGCTGATACGGGCACCAGGCGCAGTCGGTGCGCTTGGGAATGCAGACGCCACGCTGGTCCAGATACGCCCAGACATCGGCCTCACGCCAGCCCCATTCGCGCATCGGGAACCGCACGGCGATGTCCTCACCGAACAGCCCTTTACGCTCTTCCTCGTCGGCGCGCAGGCCGACATACAGAACCGACCCCGGCGGCAGCGCCGCCATATACTCAATGGTCGGCTCGATTTTCAGTACGCGCGTACACCAGCGCCCAAACACGCTCGGCAGCATGTTCATCTGCCTGATCGTGTCTTTCAGGTCTTTCTTGTACCGCACGCGCTTGATCGGCGCGCCTAGCATCTGTTCCAGCCGCGCCCAGTGCTGCTGCATCTCCGGCAATTCGTTACCCGTCTCATTGCATATGTACTCGTACTCGCGTGGCTCAATCTCGGCCAGCCGCAGCGCAAGCGCCGTGCTGTCCTTGCCTCCTGATAGCCCGATAACGTGTTTCATTTCCCGTACCTCCGCATGATTTTGGCCTCGACTGCTAGCGGCAGCCCCGCCGCCCACTGGGGCGCTGTTGTCATCACTCGTTCGAGCATCGCTTTGGCCTCCTCGGCCTCGGCCTCGGGCACCTCCAGCACGATCTCGTCATGGACGTGCGCGACCACGCCGTCGAGCACCCGCAGCGCCCCGCGCAGGACGTCGTGCGCGGCTGCCTGCGTCACGTTCTCGCACGCGAGCCCACGCCAGAGCCGCGCTCGCGGCCACTCTTTCGCGTCCGCTGCCGGCTTCCATGACGCCTTGGCGTAACTGATTTCGTCGCCCTCGATCCGGGCGTAGGGGTAGCCGAGCACCCGGCCCGAGGGCAGCACATACCAGAGGGTCTGGTTGTCGTAGAGGTACGTCACCCGCCCCGCGTCGAACTCGGCCCCAGGGTGGCGCA